TTACTTTTCGGCCGCAGTTACGGCGGGTTTTTCGACATATTCTGCGATAGCTGCGTTCTTCTTCCACGATTCTTTGGCTGTTGCCAGAGCTTCCTCCACCCACTTGACGAGGGTTTCGTCGGTGATAAAGATTTTGACCACGGCGGGCAGTCTGGGGTATATCTCGTCAATGACGGCCGCCAGCTTCATAGAGCCGGTACCGGCACCGTATATCCGCTCGGCCTCAGTAACGAGAGCGTAGAGCATACGCATAACCACGGACTTGTTGCCCTTGAAAACGGCGAAGATGATAGCCGCCACCGCAGCGACAATCAGCAGAAGAAAGTCCCAGTTTTCAACAAAAAAATACAACACGTTCATATCGTTTCTCCTTTGTTATTTCTGAGTGTTGGCCCACTTTTGCAGAGCCTTGACCATCTGAGAGGGGTTGCTCACTTTGCCGTCCACGGGTGTGCCGAGCTTTTTCTGCAATGCTTTGATCGTTGCGGGCCCGATTTCTCCGTCCTGAGAACTAGCAGCCATTCCGGCCCATTTCTGCATGGCCTTAATCAGCTTGCTACCCTTGCCGTTGGGCTTGTCCTTCCAGTCCCAGCCGCTCGCCAGTCCGGTATTGCCGGTCTTGTACTTTGCCCACTGGTTAGAAACTACGCCGTCCACGACGGTGCCGAAGATCTGCTGCAATCTGGTGGTGGTTGCTTTCCCCCACTTGCCGTCAACGGTCAGCTTGCTGGCCGTAGTTGCGGTCGTGGTCGTGCCGGTACTACCGGAGCCGCCCATGGCCGCCTTGACGTCCTTTCGGAACTGTGCCATGGTGAGGCCGAACTTCTTCCAGATATGCTCAGGGTCGCCGTGGTTGCTTGCGATACCGCGGGTACAGCCCTCTTTATGGCTGACGATTACACCGTCGGCCATAGGGTCAAGATTGAACTTTTCGCACAGCATGGCGAAAAGCTCCACTGCCGCCTTGTATGTACGCAGTGCAGTGGCCTTCGTGTTGGTGCCGTCGCCGGTTTCCTTCCAGCTGGAGCCGCCGGTGTACTTAATCGTCGCAGGTTCGCACATTTCCACGCCGATATGCGTATTATTGGAACTTCCGCCACCGTGCCAGCCTCTGTGATTCCACGGCAATGTCTGGTATACGTCGCCGGTGTTGCCGTCGATGAAAGCATGGACGCAGGCGGTTTTGAAGCTCGCCTTGTTCCAGCTTTTCAGGAAAACAGAAGCGGACGGCTGAGGGCAGCCGACGCTGTGCAGCATAAGGCCCTTTACGGTGATTTTTCGGCCTGCAGTGTAGCAGGGGTTATTGGTCATAATGCTTTCGATCAGTTTCATGTTGTTTCCTCCTCGTCATACGTTGAAGTCGGACGCTTCCGGCTGTACGCCGTTTCGCGCCATGAGCTTGATCTTGTTCTCGGCCTTGGCTTTGGTGTAGTAGAAGCCGGTCGCCGATGCCATCTCGGCGAATACAGCAGGGATCAGATAGGACAGCGCCGAGGTGTCCATAGTGATCCATATCATGTGGCAGGAAAAGAAAGTGATTGCCAGCGTGAGTACGCTCACGCCCACGAAAATGAGCTTAGAAAACTCTGTTTTTTTCTTGGTGGCCGCTTCGGCTTTCAGCTCCCGGATTTGCCTCTTGAGACTCCGATTCTCGTCGGAAAGCTGCTGGATTATCTCGGCCTGTTCTTCTTCGCTTCTCACGGCTTCCCCCCTCCTTTATAAAAAATCGTGCTTTTCGAGCCTTTCGTCGTACACTCTGCCTATATTGGCAATCGCATGGACGGCTCGCCCGTTTGCGTAGTCCTTGTGTTCTCTGCAATATCGCTCGTAGTCGTCAATATCTTTCAGAACTTCCACAAATTCCTCTTTTGTGTGAGGGATTTCCCGAATCAGCTCGTTGTTGAAACGGAGAATCCGCGTGCGGCAGTTGTCCGCCTCCCGCTTATCGTTTGCGATTATGTGCGCCTCCAGCCGCTCTCGTGTTTCTGCTTGGGTTTTCTTTACTGTTTCCAGCTCTTTGATTACGTCGGCATTGATTGCCCTCCCCAGCCACTTTGCAATCCGTGACCATGGGTTGATCTTTATCGGCGAGATTTCCACGATTGACAGCAGGACAAACACCACACCGCTCCCTCCCACAAGCAACTCCTGTATGCTCATAGCTCTCACCTCCCGCTCTTTAATGGACAAGGCGGCCCACCACGGCCGCCCTTGTCTTATTCTCAGATGTTCGGGATGTAGGCAGCGCGGAAGCCAAAGGACGCATACACGGCCGTTCCTCTGTTGGTACAGTCGAACGAAAAAACACCAGCTTTGGAACCGTCTGACCAGCACCCGCCGCGATACGCATTTCGCACATTTCCGCCGTTTCTTACGTTCATAATGTCGCCTTTGTACTCGTCCTCGGTTGCGCCCTCGTCCGGCAGCAGAGCCAGAGCTCTGAGCAGCACCTTGGCCGCTGCACTGATTGCACCGGCACATATCACCTTGCCGAAGGCGCACGATCTTACGCTTTCGCTTGCGCTTGTAATACCGGTCGAGTATGTCCACACATCGCCCACATAGTCGAGTTTCACGGTGGTGCCCGAAGTCTTGACGGCGGTGTCCGTGGTCTTGCTCTCAGGCTCCACCAGAGAGCCGTCGGCCGCGTTGATTGCCTTCCAGCAGGTGCTTGTCTCGTTCTGCGGGTTGTCAGGATCTGCTGCGTTGTTATTCGCAAGAATCTGAATCTCGCCCCATACGACACGGACGCCGCCCTGCCACTCCCAGACGTTGCCGTTCATATCCCAGATGCCGGACGGGGTGCCGTCATGGCTCCATGTCAGAGGGCCGGTGCCGGTGGCAACTTTGGCAATCGTTCCACCGGTGTTATCGCTGCTCGGAATAGCCTTATATCCCGTTTCGCCGCTATCCATACCGTACTTGTTATTGCCGCAAGGGAGGAGTCCGTTCTTCTTGCACCAGAGAGCGATTGCGGCCCACTCTGCGGCCGTGCTCAGGTGCCAGCCGTAGCCCTTGGCTACGCAGTATTCGAGAGCGGTGTCGAAGTTGACGTTCGCCTGCGGATCCTCAGCGGGCAAGCTGTACGCCTTGCCGTTGTGGACGACGTTCTGGTACTTGGAGTAGTAGAAGCCGGGGATTTCTTTCCCGTTCACGATGAAGGCGGGGTGGGTGTTGTCGTCGCCTCCGGTCAGCACGTCGCTGTTCTTGAATGCGGGAATGTAGACCATGACGGAGGGCAGGCCTGCGTCGTCCAGTTGCAGGACGTTACCGGGGTAGAACATGTCTACCGCCATTTTTGAGAGTTCAAAATTAACCATTTCGCTCTCCTTTCTTTAACCAAAACGATAGAGAATGATTTTCATGCGAGAGTCGGTGCCGACGCTACGATTCGATTTTACATACACGCACGAGGCTTTCAAGCTGACTGTGATATCGCTATTATCAGCCATATCCGCAATGTCGGAAAATTTACCGTCGCGGTATCTCACAGCCACCACGGCGCAGTTTTCCCAAGTGAATCCCTGCGGATAATCTAGCGTATCGTAACCATCGTCCTGAATATAACAATCCAGCACCTGAAAACGCTCGTCGATTACATTGCGGAGGGCGTTTTCCATCAAAGAAATGGCTAGATGGGCGTCGGCTATGCCTTTCTCCATGTTGTTGAAGTTTGCGGCGCTCTGGTCGGTGCCCTCCTGAATGACCTCGCCACTTCCCGCATCCACTACGCGGTCGAGCCAGTTCGTACTTTTATACATTCTGGTGTCCTCCTTATGCTGTTACTTCGTAGATAGGGATAGTGAGCTTCACCATGAGGCCCTGCCCGCTGTTCTTTTCAATCACCCGCTGCTGGAATGCCGCCACCTCTCCGCGTACGTCAATGATACGCGTCGCGGTGACAGTGCAGGCCGTAGAGTCCAGAGTGGGGAAGGTCGCCGTGATCAGCAGCGTATCGCCCTCTATCTCCTTCTTGTTAATGGTTCCACGGTGCCATGTGGTGCCCACCTGCGCTTCCACGGCGCTGATAGAGCGGAGCCACTGTTGCCGCCGATTTCCTATAAAAGTGTCGTTAAAATACGCCATTTTTTCCTCCTTTGGATCTGTCTTTTAGCCTACAATCGCAATACCAACGATTGCGGTACCCGCCACAGCAATGCGGGAATTGCCTGTGCACTGCTGCGTTCCACATTTTGGGAAGCTGTACACAGCATGCGTCGCCGCCGGTTCTGTCTCAATGCTAGACTTTGCGGCAAGGCCCATAATGGCCGTGCGGTGGTGTGTGCCGCACTTGCGGAAGTCGTACCGGTGGAAGCTGGAGCCCAGAGCGCACTCAATACCGGGGTCGGGGCCCTGCGGCCAAAAATAGAAAACGCCGTCGATATGCGAGCGCTCATTTTTGGCAATGTTGGCCGTCTCTACGAACTTGTCGAAGTCCTCCGCCGTGATATGCGTATTCGTGGTCAGCACTGCGAAGGTGTACGGTGCCCCTCCCGTTTCGTACCATTCCACGATATAGCCCTCACCCAGATGGAGGGAAATCAGCCGCTCCACAGCCCACTTGGTACCGCGCTTGCGCTTGATCTGCTGCGCCGTCTTGATTGCGTTCCGCTTATCCTCCAGACTCATGCCGGTGGAGTCGTACCAGTCAATATCAAGCTCCCACGCGAGCTCGTCGCACTCGGCCTCGTTCAGTTCGTCGATCTTGTCCCACGTCCTGATAGTGTCCAGCCGTTTACAGGTAGCGGTCAGGAGCTGGTTCATGGCCCGGCCGATAGCTTGCGCCGTTGGATCCTCCCGCATGAAGGCAGGAAGCAAGCGCACGAAGTCCAGCTCTGATAGTTTCATGCCCCCCATGTGCTCACCTCCTTATCCTTTCACGATATGGCTTACCTTGAGGTTGCCGGAGAACTTCGCCACCGTAGAGCTCGGCAGTTCCGTGTATTCCGGCTTGACGATATCAACACGAGAGGCACCCGTCAGCCCTTCCGCCCAATTGGGACTCAGGATTAGCTTTCTGAGTTCGTCCGGGTTGATATCCTGATCCAGATTCGAGCCTTGCCAGTATACATACTGGTCGATTGCGCCGCCGGGGCCTTCGACGTTTTTCACGACTTCGGACTGGTTGGCCTTGGTCGTGTAGTAGGTCAGCTCTATGTCGTAGTATTCTATGTCAGGAGCCACCACCTGCACCATGTCGGTGAGGGGCTTCACGTCGTCGGCGGTGCAGGCGGCCAGCACGTCGGCCAGCACGTCCTCGTCCGGCAGCTCTCCACCGGCACAGATGGGCACGATTTTGACGCGGCCGTACATTTTCCGAGTGATTTGTATATCAATCTCTGGTTCCTCTGCCAGTTGTCCAGCGAGGGCAATCGTCAGCAGCTCGTCCTCGTATGTGGCCGTGTAGTTCACCCCCGCCACGGCCTTGGATCCGTCCGGCAGAATCACCGCCAGAGTGTCGGGGAGCAGGTTTGCGCCACCTTGGAAAGCGTGCCCAGCGTAAACAGGAAGGGTACGGCGGACTGTTTCCGTCTTAGATTCCACCAGAGCGTCGGACACGCGGCTATTAGCAGACAGCGCCCAGTATTTGTAGGCTTTGGCTGTGCCTGCTGTGCTGAGGCGGTTCTCAGCCTCACGGATCCGCTCCCGGAACGCCTCGTCGCTTTCTTCGTCACCGCCGCCGATCGTCACCTCTACGTTGGTCACATAGTCAATCAGGGGAACGTCGGACACGTCAACGATTTTCGACAGGCCGCCGGGTGCTATGTCGTTATATTCCTCCCCGCCATACTCAGCGGTGGCCGTTACGTCTACGGAGGGTGCCCCAGCGTACAGTACCACTGTTTCGTCCGTCAGGAAGTAGTGCTCGAAGTCGCCAGTCACCCGCAATCCCGCTGGAATAACGATATTCGAGGCCACGGGCTCGCTGACGCTGAAGCGCAGCGTAGTGGTGGCCGGTGTCGGCGTGAGGCGTGTCACGTCTCTGTTTTCGCCCAGAGCATCCAGAACGGAGCCCCGTGCATAGCGGAGCATTTTCTGGCGGCAGGCGTAGTTCACCGTGTTGTATATTGCGACGACTACCTGAGCCATGGCCTCGCCGTGGATACGGCGCTCGTCGCCGGGGTATAGCGGTTCGTTTACGCCATTCTCCAGTTCCTCCAGCACGGTGTCGATTACTGTCTGGGTGTCCGTTTCTATGAAATTGAGGTCGGGCATTATTCCTCGTCCTCCTTCCGTTTGATGTTCACGAGCATGGAGAAGTCACCCGTGAGCGGCCGATCCGCCTGTGACGCTATCCCTTCGGTTTCCACGCGGGGCTCGTAGGTTTCCAGCACCCACTCAGCGTCCGCAATAGCCTCGTCCATAGCATCCGGCAGATCCACCAGAGAGCCGTCCCGCCCTCTCACGCGATCGAACGGCACCTCGCCGCGTATGATACGCAGGAGGTTGGCGGCGCAGGTTTCGGGCGTTCCGTTTCCGTGTGCTTTCATGTCCTTCCTCCTTTACACGAGCGTGACTTCGTTCAGGTATACCCAGCTGTTGATCCCATTGGGGTGTCCCAGCAGCACCTTGTTCTGGCTCGTCTTGATTTGGCTCACCTTATGGCTGCGCTGCTTCACCCACTTAGGGATCGTTTCGCCGGTTGCGTATTTCTTGCCGGTGGGTTTCACATAGTCGCCAACCTTGATTGCCTTCTTTTTGGCCTTCTTCACGGCCGTGTTGGTCTTTTTCTTCTGGGACTTTGCGCTGGTGCTCGCCTTCACGTTCAGAGCGGAAGTACTCACCTTCACGCTGGAGGTGTCGGGGTCGTACTCCTTGAACTCGAAGGCAAGCGTCGCCAGCCTCATGCGGCCGAGGTCGTCCAGCTTTACGTCGCTTACCGATACCTTGCGCAGCTGGAGTTTGGGTCCCAGCCGCTTGCCGCCGAGATAGAAATAATCCACTTTGGTGACAAGGGCTTCCCAGCTTGCAATCTCTGCCCGGACGTCTACGCCTGCGCCAGAGTGCAGGGTCGTGGAAAAGCTGAGCGGAAAAAGCTCGGTGCCGCGCTCGTTGGTGGTTTTCTTTTCCTCGGTGGAGGTGTTATTGTCTGCCACCTGAGCATAGGAAAAGCTCAGCCCTTGAAGTGCGACGACCTTCTTCGAGCTTACGGCCCATGTTTTCTTTCCCCATTTTGCCATCGTCGCCATGCTATCCCTCCTTTATCGGTCAATAACTGATTTCTCGGTCATAACCTGCGCCGTAGCAGTCCGCATAGATTTTTCGCGCCACAGGGTCAACCGTCACCACACAAAACACTGTGTCGTTTGCTGTCCCTGCTACTTTCTCATAAGAGATTGGCTCGCCGTATTCGATGTCCCACACCTCTGTGGTGTCGTTCTCGCCCTTCTCGTTCGTTCGCTCGAAGCAGGCATTTGGAATACCAAAACGAACGAGGTTAATCGCTTCTGTCGTGTTGTTTCCCTTATATCTGCGGAGATTGTCCACTTGGAAGTTGTGGTTGTGACCGTGGCAGTTCCCGATAATAGTCGCCGCGTTTTTGCCTGCATAATCGTAGGAAATTGTGATGCCTTCATGCGTGGTGGCATTGCACGTCGTACCCTCGATGTATGCCTTTAGAATATCGCACAGATAGATACAGGCGGGCCCCCAGTCCAGCGGCGCATGCGAGAGTATGAGAATACTCCACTCCGCGGCGTTATCCTTGCCGGACAAATCCAGCGTTTCGGCGAACCATTGGCCCTGCGTGGCGCTCACATATATGTCCCGCGTGTTGTCGGAAATGGCAAGATCCTGAATGTCCGAAGTGTTCACACAGATTACCCGCAGTTTCCAGTCGTCGAAGTCACGGTAGCAATAGCCGCGCTCCTTGTTTCCCTCATGGAATACAGCCCCGCGATTGTACGCACCGTACAGGGGGAACAATTCCGAAGAATCCAGATAGTCGTTTCCGTTGAAGGTGTAGTTAAAAACAAGGCTTTCGTGGTTTCCCACGGTGCGGAAATTGGGAATACCGCGGAACGCGCTCTCCATGGTCGCATTTGCGGCGCGGATTTGTGAAACGCCCATTTCGATAGTCGCCCGATTTACCGAGCCTTCCTTGCCGGATCCGCTGCTGTTATCTCCGAGACAGACCGCGAAGTCCACGTTGACGTTCTTTCTCACCTGATCCATGCCTTGCCCCGCGTGAATATTGGAGGCCACAATCTCGCTGTCAGCGGCCAGATAATGGGCGTCCGATATGGCCAAAAATGTAAAGGTGTTGGCGTTCTGGTGATTGTACACGTTCTTGGCCACGCGCTCGGCTTCCTCCACGACGTAGCTCTCAACGCAACCGCTCGCTTCCAAAACACTGACGCGCTCTTTCAAGCAAAGAATATCGTCATCGTAGTCGGCGTGGATAAACTTGTGACCGGTGTCACTCCATCCATTTATCGTTGTTGTATAACTTTCCAGAGGCTCGTTCACAGTGATCAGGTAATTACCGCTGGTGTTGGTAACCATCGACACTCTAAAGTAAACCGTACCGTCCAGCGTTCCGCCGTCCAGTGCCAGACTGTCATTCAGGACGCACACACCGGCTTTCAAAACGTTAGTGGCGTTTTCGTTTCTCAAATAGCCCACATAAGCCAGATTAGCGTCATAAAAAATGATAAATACATTGTTTGAAGAGGACGACGTATTGATATTGGCGAAACGGATCGTATCGCCCTTTTGCGCCTCCATAAAGCCTGTTACGGTGTAGCCGCTTTGGGCCGATTCGCCGCTTGACAATGACAGGCGGTAATCATCTTTATGTCCTGTTCCGCCATTGTAGGCTGTTCCGTCACTGGCAATAGCGTTTTTAATTTGATTTGTTGGCGCATGTATAACCGTCTTATTCATATAGGCGTATACATTCCCGTCGGGCAGTACATACAGCTTTGTGGTGTCGGTGCACTCGTCGATATTGTTTGCAAATTCGGGCGTAAGCTGTTTCGCGGTGGCGGCTGAGTTTGCCGCTTCCTTTGCTTTTGCTTCTGCGTTTTGTGCAGCGCCCTGAGCGTTCAACGCTGCTTTTTTCGCCTCGGCTGCCGTGGTTTTGGCGACCGATGCGTTTTGTTCTGCTTCTATGATTGCGTCCTGTATGTCGTTCATGTTTTCGGCCATGATCGTCGTCTGATTGTTAATATAATTGACTTTTTTTAATGCCATTTTTCGCTCTCCTTTACTGCGGAGCACCTGTGGAGCCGCTGCCGGTCTGTACCCCTCCGTGCTTATGGTTTTTCAGGCTCACGCCCCCGGCCGTCACGTCGCCAGCTTTCAGGCTCGGAAGATAGGCTCCCCACTCGCCGTCAGCTCGGCCCAGCAGCAGGCCGGTGGAGTCGTCGAACTCCACATACACCACCTCCGTGCCTTTTTTCAGGTTCCCGGAGTCACCGCGCAGGTGCCACGGGATTGTGATCTTTGCTGTGGGCCTTGCGCTTGCGTCAGACGGCACCACGCGGGCCGCGTTTCCGCTCACGCTGGCAATCTTGCCTTTGTTGATTTGTCCCATCAATATCCCTCCAGCAGATCCCTGAAATACAGGGTCGATTTGTTGCCCACGAAGTCATGGCGCACTTTGTACACGAACACGGTACCGTCCCATGCGCTTGCCTTGCGGGTTTTCAGTTTCAGCAGACTGGCGGCGGCGTAGCCGGTTAGCAGTTCCTTGGAAAACTGGCCCGTGTGGCCGTATTTGTTGGCGTTTCGCAGCAGACCTTTGGCGAAGCGAGCGGCTTCGGCGTTGCTGGTTACTGGTATCGCCCTGTCCGGCCGGAGGACTGTCGTGTTTGTAGCGTTCGGTGCCGTATATTTGCCGTAAAAACTGCCGCCGGATACCTCGCAGGATCCGTAGCAGTTCGCCCGGTTGTCGTGATATGTAAATACGCCATTTTCGTCCACCTCCAGCGTACCCGCTGGGGTCTGACTCTCAATGTACCGCTCGTTATACGCCAGAAGCTTGCCGTCGAATATGAGCATCTGGCACCCCTCCAGAGTGCAGAGGCGGGAGAACAGAGCGAAGTCCGTCTCGTTGTCCTGCTTTAGGTACGGATACACTTGATCGGTGCAGCCGTAGTTCTGGAAGGTGAGGCCGTGGTTTTTGGCGATTTCGTTCCCCAGCTGGAGAAAGCGAACGCCCTCCCAGCTTTTCGACTTCTTGGTGGCCCCGCTTTTGGGCATTGACATGGCTCGGATTGTAAAAAGTCCGTTTTCGGGTTTCATGGAGTGTATGAACATTTTGCCGGTGTTGCTGGCTCCTTCCTTGAAGCGCAGCGTATCACCGGCCGCCGGGTTCCATTTGCTCCATGTCCCCTTGGTGTCGTTGAAACGGATCACGAGCGTGTCGGCTTGCTTTTCTGCGTACATTTCATGGACGCAGTAGTTCACCGACACGTCGTTGTATATATCCGTCCCGTTGTAGTAGAGGTTCAAGCGGTGTCCTCGCTTTCATCCTCAGAAGCCCGACGCCACGGCGGCAACGTGTCCGGCGTTTCCACGTCCTCAACGATTGGCAGCCGAAGGGCCACGTTTGCGTCGAAGATCAGCACGTCCGCATAGTCGGGGTTAAAGTCGATAATGTAGTGGGCGAGGTTTTCCTCGCCGTACATTTCGAGGGCCAGCGCGTCGAAGGTGTCGCCTTCGCGCGTGGTGTATTCCTTGTAGGCTGTTACTCTACGCGCCATATTGCGCCACCTCCCGCATCTGTATAAATTCCTCCAGCCAGTCGAAGAACTCAGCCTCGTGGGCCCGCAGTCGAGCCATAAGGTCGTCCTCGTCCTCGCTATTGCCGCCCTGGATCTGCGGGCTCCATGTGAAGTTGGAGAAGTCGTAGTAGATTACTACGCTGGTGCCATCTGCCAGACTTCCCAGAGAGAAGTTGTCCAGCGTCAGCAGTTCTCCGGCCTTACTGGTAAGCCCTGCGCCTTGGTTTTGTCCCTCGTTGTCGAGGGCTCCGAGCATTTGTCCAGCCTTTTCCCAGATGCCTATATTCCTCGAACGATACGCAGGGTCGAAGGAGATTACAGCTTCCATGCCAGCCTCACCGGCGATAGATACGCCATCGGTGAAGCCACCGGCTGCCAGTCTCGGTATCAGCGGTATGCTCAGGCCCTTGCCACCGACGACGGGTACCCAGTCGGGAATCTTGAGCTTGTTCAAACCACCGAGAAATACGTTTATGCCGTCAATGATCCAGTTAATAGGCGCTTTGAATATGGCGACGATGCCGTCCCAAATTCCGCTGAAAATGCCGACGATGCCGTCCCACGCTTGGCTCCAATTTCCGGAAAAAATGCCGGTAATAAAGTCGATTAAGCCTTGGAATACGGCGGTAAGCGATTGAATTATCGGCTGAATCGCCGAAATTGCCGAGCCGAGCACAGACGTAATTATATTCGCCAGAGACGTAATAATCGGCATAATAGGCTCCAGAATTTGGGTGATTAACGTCATAAAAATGTTAATCAAAGGCACTATTGCAGTCGATATTAGGTTGATTATAGGCGTTAAAAGTGCAATAAACAGATCAAGAATCGGCTGCAGGAGCGATATTATCATGCTGAGGATAGGGGTCAGCACGTTGAGTATCTGCACTAGCACAGGGAGCACGGCCTGTATGATTTGCATAATTACAGGGAGTAATTGCTCGATGAGCTGAACCAGTACAGGGAGCACGGCCTCTACGATTTGCATTATGACAGGGAGCAGCTGCTGGATGAGCTGAACAAGTACAGGGAGCACGGCCTGTATGATTTGCATAATGACAGGAAGCAGCGCTTGTATTAGTTGCACAAAAATAGGAAGTACATTTTGTACAATCTGCATAATGAGCGGGAGGAGTTGGTTTATCAGATTGATAATGACCGGCAAAATTGCGGCGACAATTTCGATTAGTACGGGAATCACAACGGCTGCGATTTCGGCAAATGCCGTCAGCACAGTGGAAATTATGTCCCCTATCAATGGCAGGAGTTTTTCTATGAGGCTGCTGATTGTGCCCCCCAGTTCGGAAAAGCTCCCTTTTAGCTCATCCCATATCGCTGTCACACTGTTGCGGAACTCCTCGTTGGTGTCCCACAGATACATGAAGCCAGCGGCCAGCGCTGCCACAACGGCGATTATAGCCCAGACCGGGCCGGATATGCCGCCCAGAGCGGTACCGAGTGTCGTAAACGCTCCCTTTACCTTCCCAATGCCGGACACAATATTGCCCCACTTCATAGCGGCTATTACGGAGCCTACGGTTCCCAGTGCTAGGCCAATTTGTGGCAAGTGATCCAGCGTCCAGTCAACGGCCGGGCCAACCTTCGTGGTAACGAAGTCCACGGTGTCTTTGAGTGCAGGGGTCAACTTGTCGGAAATAGGCTGTACCACCTCGGACTGAATCGTCCGGCCCAGCTGAGAGAGCGAGCTTTCCAGCGTGTCATATGCCGCGCTGTCCATTTGTCCCATAGCGTCGGCGGTGCTGTCGATTGCGCCCTCCGTCTGCATGAGAGAGGCTACCGTATCAGCGCCCAAATCTTCCCACATGGTACCGAACAGGCCGACGCCCGCCTGATACTGGAGGGTCGCGTCGTCGCATTTCTGGATTGCCTTCATGACGGTGCCGATTGCTTTTTGCGCATCTGGGCCGCCCTTATTGAATTGATCCACAACGGTGTCAACGTCCACGCCGAGCTGTTCGAGGTATTCGTTGGCGGTGCCGTCGCTCATACGGATGTTGAACTCCTTCACGGCGTCGCCCAGTTTATCGACTGACCATGTGCCGGACTCAGCACCATTCGCCAGCATATTGAACATGTCGTCGGCGGTGTATCCAGCGCCCTTAAACTGCACGCTGTACTCGTTGATCGTGTCCAGCAGGTCGTCGTTCTGGTTGAGCCCGTTCTGGGCACCTTGCACGATTAGGTTGTAGGCTTGGTCGGAGGTTATGCCAAACTGATCCATGAGGCTGTTCACGGCTCGCAGGCTTTCCGTAGTATCGAAGCCGAACACGTCGTTCAGTGCGATTGTGTTCTTGGTTACCTGTGCCAGTGATGCCTTGTCGAGGTCGTCCGTCATTTGAATAACGGTGGAGAGCGTATCGGACACAGTGCCGAGGCTGTCGCCGTAGTTGGCGTTATACACCTCGTACATGACGTCCTCGAAGCCCTCCATTTTGGCCGCGCTTGCTCCTGTCCTTGCCTCCAGCATAGCTAGAGCTGTATCGCCCTCGGTTGCCAGCTGCTTGAAGGACTCCACAGCCTTGTCGATGGCTTCGGTCGCAAGGTTGGCTATGACGTTTTTCAGGACGGTGTAGCCTTCGCTGGAGCTTTCCGCACTGTCGCCAGCGTCCTCCATTGCATCCCCAAAGGAGTCAGCCGCCCGTTTTGCGTCTTTGAGTTGTTGTTCATTTCGGCTCAGCTCCCCGGATAGGTCGCTGATCCTGTTCGCCAGCTGGCGTGCTTCGTGGGAGCTTTCGCCCTGTTCCAGCGCCACGTTGGCGTACTGCCTGCGAAGCGATGCGAGTTCGTCCTGCTGGCTGTTTATTTTCCGTTCCAGCACCGTGTAGGCGTCGGCCGCTTCATCCTGCGTCCCTGTCAGGCGCTTGGCTGCCTTCTCAGCGGCTTGCAAGGTTCCACGATTGTCCTCCAATTCGCCGGAAACGGTGCGGATTGTATTTGCGAGATTCCGGGCTTGCTCGCTGCTTTCTTCCCCACTGACCACATAGCCAGCGTAGGCTTTCTGCATAGCTTTGAGTACGTCCTCTTGTGCGCTCATTTCGGCCACAAGTTGGGACGCAGCGTCGGCAGACTCTAGAGTTTCGTCGGCTATTTCGGCCAGCCTGTCAACGGCGCTGTTTATCGCAGCTTGCAGCGACGGGCTGAGCACGCCGGAGATTTCTATGGTAGACTGCAAAGTCTTACCTGAAGCCACGGCTTCACCTCCTCCTCGGTCGTTTTACGGGGGGGCGGTTCTTTTCGGCGCGTTTTCTTTCCGCTGCCAGATCTTCTGCCGCCTCCGCGTATTCGACGAGGAAGTCAGTTACTCGTTTTCGTTCGAGGTCTGCTGTGCTTGTGTGGTAGACTCGGGCGTAGTCACGGTAGGCGCGCCGGAGCCGCTTTGCTGTTGTTCCCGATCCGACGCGAGCATAAAATTTCTGCCGATGGACATAACGTCCACAACGTCGCGCCCCTTGATTCTCTCCACGTCGGAGAAGTCATAGGAGGGATTTACCGCCACGATAGCGGCGAAGCCGAGGTAGAGATGCAGGCCGAAGTCAAACTCGGCAGCGGGCGCAATCGAAGTATTTTTCATACCTGCGGCGGCCTTTCTCTTGGACTCAGCGGTGGCAAAGAGGATTCCGTCGATTTCGTTCGAGTCATAGGTCACAGCTGCGACTTCCTCGCCGTTGATTTTGATGGGGTTTCTCAGTTTCAGGGTATCTTTCATATTTTTGCTCCTTTCAGATGGTAAAGGGCTGCCGCCCATGTGTTGACCGACAGCCCTTCTTTTGTTGGTTTACAGCAGATTGACGATGTTCTTCATGTAGTCCTTGCCGTTGATGCGCAGGATTTGGCTCAGCCGATCCACGCACAGAATCTCCTCGCCGTTGGCGTAAATCTGCATACGCGTGACGTTGTAGGTGTTCTCCTGTTCGGGGGCGCTGCCGATTTCGACGCCAGTCTCAGGGAACGCGCCGGGCATGGTGCGAACGAACGCCTTACAGCCCTCCGTGGCAGTGGAGCCGTCGGACTTGACGACGTTCTGCACCCAGCGGAACTCGAAGTTCTGCTTTTCGAGGCGGTTCATCCGGCCGAGGCCGTTGTCAATGCCGATTTTGGTAATCGCCAGCTCCATATTTTCCAGCAGACCGATTAGGGGCACGCTCATGTTGCCCATAGCCTGCACGTCTGCGGTCATGAACTCGATGCCGGGCAGAGTGAAAGAGGTATCCTTAGCCACCAGAGTGCCGTCCGCGTACACGGTGTCAGCCACTACGGGGCCTTTAATATCAAGCCAATTAGCCATATGTTAATCCTCCTTATGCAGTCTCGAAGAAGGCCGAAAAGCCCTCGTCGGTATAGCCCACGCGGGCAGTGTTGGACATGTTGGGCGGCGTGTTTGTAACGTGGAAATTCCACACGAAGTCGCCGTTCATCATGTCGCTGGCGGGGTTCTCGGTTTCCAAAAATTCCACGGAAGGCGTACCAATCAGAGCACCGATGCCCGTCAGGGTGTCCAGCTCCTGCTTTTCCTCGTTGAGGATTGCGTCTCTGTCCTGCGGGGTCATAGGCTGGTCAATCTTGGTGCCGTGTCTCAGCTGGAAGCCGTTGGAGACGTGCATCAGCATACGAATATTCACGTCGAATATGGTGCGGGAGTCCATGGTACCGCCGTAGCTGTATGCGGCAGTGTGGGGGCCCCAGAGCACCCAGCGGCCGCCCCAGAAGCAGGCGGTTGTGATGCCCTTCTCGTTCAGGCTGTTGCAGGTCTGCTGATCGTAGCCGTTGTTATTGGAATCAGTGCCGAAGTACTGGGCTGTCGCCATAATCTCCTTGTTGGAAGGAGTTTCAAAGGGAACGCCGTCATGGCCCAGATCCACACGCAGCATAGTGACCTGACCGACGGTGGACAGGTGGAACACGCGGTCGCTACCGTCCTTGACCTTGGGCCAGTAGACTTTGGAGAACTCGCTGTTGTAGCCGTTGGTATCCTTCCACGCGATTGCCTTCGCAATCGTGTTGATAGCGTTCCCATCTGCATCCTCCAGCGGGATATCGGCGTTTACGAAGCCGTCCCAGTGGCCGTTGAGCTTCTGGACAATGCTCACCATAGCCCTGTAAATAGCAGGGATATGGCTCCAGCCCGGAGCTGCCAGCATAGACAGCACCGCATTGTGGTATTGATACAGCAGCTTCATAGCGTGCAGACCGGTGTACTGGCCGTCGTCGGTGGTCTGGCCGATAATATCAGCTTCCGTCACGGCGCTGGTGTCTACGGTGTCGTAGGAACAGGAGAGAGTATCGGCTTTTTCATCCTTGAGCAGCTTCACCACTACGGTACCCTTGGAATAGTTGTACTCCAGAGTGTAGTCCACGCCTTCCGCCTTGTCGGCGATTGCGAAGGTGTCCAGAATAATGGTAGCGCTATCGAACTCCGCACGCTGATTGACGAAGCTCAGATCTTGGGTGGTCTTGTCTTTCGCCTTGTGGGTGTCCGGGTCGAGCACGTTCACGACGTAAATCGGGCCCACGTTGCCGACGGTGTTGTCGAAGTGCCCAGCGAATGCCTCGCAAAGCGTGAACGCCGCCCAGTCTTTGGAATAGCCGAGCTTGCGCTGTGCGTCGCTCATGTTGGCGACTTTAATCGGCATGTTGATGATGTTCGCGTCAGCGTAGCCACGAATCAGATTGACGGGAGCGGTGCCAATATAGGCGGCCACCACGTCGCCCTGCTGGGCGTCGGTCACTTTGCTGGACGTGATTTCACCATATGCGCCATGCTTGTATGCCATGGGGTATCCTCCTTGTTATAAATATTTTTCGTATGATTGCGGGGTCTTTGCTACCACTCCGGCCTCCAACGTGAATGTGATCCAGTTGTGCCAGTAGGGGTAGTAGTCCCAAATATTGCCTTCTTCGGTGAACAGTCCGTACTTTATCCCGGACTCTTTCACCAGCCGGTGGCCTGCTATATACTCCGTGCCCTCCAGCTCCCTTAGCACAATATCGGCGAAGTTGAAAACGTCCCTCCACCCTTCCATGTTTCGGGTGTAGGTCTGCGCTGCTTCTCCGTCTAATTTGTAGTAGGAATACCCGCCCAGCGCGTTCTCGTTCGGGCGGGTGTGCAGCACTTCGCGGCCGTGTGTTCCGGGGTTCCAGCAGGCAAGGCAGAGCCGGAGCTGGAGCTGTCTTTTGCGCTTCAGCAGATTGTCGCTGCCCTCCATAAGCTGCACGCACACCGAAGGAATCGGAGCCGAGACAGACGGAGGCAGACGATCCTTGCCCGGCACATATAGCGGGAATGCGGCCGGGGTTATGTACTCCACTTCGTAGCCGGTGTCGTTCCTGTAGTCGTCCGGAAGTTTGAGGGAGATTTGGCTGCATACGTTCTCACGCAGCCACGCCACCACCTTGTCAATGCTCTGTACCAGTGTCATGTCGTCGCCTCCTTATCCTGTTCTGTTTTGACGCAATGCCACCTCTACAAGCCCCATTTCCTTGCCGGAGTTCGCCACAATCAGCTCCCTGCCGTCTACGTTCAGCAGGCGGCCGGGTTCAAGATTGGCCGGGAAGTCACCCTCCCGGCCCATGAGCAGCATATCGGCCTCAATAAGTCCGAGAATTTGCCCCTTTTTGAGCTTGTTCAGCTGGTCGCTGTCCACCACGACGGAGATTTCTGCACCTTCTACGCGGTGGAGTTCCGCGAACTCGGCAAGGTTAAGGAATACGGTGTCGAGGTCTTTCTGGATTTGCTCTTTGAAGCCCATCGGTCAGTCCTCGTCCAGCAGACCGCTGGTCTGCTTTTCGTCTGCAGCTTCCAAAAGGGCGATAACGTCCTTCTTGTACTTGGCGTCGCTTGCGTCTATGCCCATCGAAGCGGCAACTTCGCGCAGCTCTGCCATTTTCATAGAGTCGTAGGACTTCGCCTTTTCGGGTTCCTCCACCTTCACGGCCACGCCCGCCGCCACGAGTTCCGCTTCGCGTTTCTCAGACAGGCGGAAGGGTGCGGAGCGTTTCGTCATAGCCTCCACGGTTCCGTTCACCATGCGGCCGTAGGTGCCTTTTATCATTTGGATCATGGGGTTGCCTCCTTTACTCGGGATCGGCAGCGGTCAGGTCGGGCAGGTCGTTGTCGGGGTCGTCCACGTCGTCGGGGTCAACCTCCGGGCCGAGTTCAACTTCCACGGCTACGATAGCCGCGATATAGTCGGCCTTCTTTTTGCCGTTGGGTACAACGCCCATCTCGGCCGCAAGAGCTTTCAGGTCGTTGTAGTCCATTTTTTCCAGATCCTCAGCAGAGCGGTGTCCCATTACCTTCTCCGGCTCCTGATTGGTTTCGCCGCTTTTCTCCGGCTGTCCTTCGGGCTGAGACTTGGGATCCTCTGCCTTCTGCTGTACGCCGACATACTCAGCCACGCCCAACCCAACGAGGCGGGCGGCCTGAGCGTCGTCACACTCGAAGGGGCCGTTCTCAGGGGTCTTGAGGGCGTGCCGTGCGTTGCCGTTGTCGTCGGTGTACTTAATGCCACAGCCGCCGCATTTCACTCTCACGATAGCCATATTGTGCTCCTTTCAGGCCCCTATCAGAGCACCTTGGCGGTGATGAAGGGGTTCTCGTTGTTGGGCATACACAGAGGTGCGGTACTCAACTGCACCTCGCGCACATTGTGGGTAGCGTCGCTGATGTACTTGGGCACATCCACGCCGGTGTAGGTGTGGAACTCGCCGTCGGACTGCTCCACCTGAGTGATAGCGCCGTAAACAGTGCGACCCGCAGCGGGGGCGCCAACGGCAATCATACCGGCGGGAACGTAGGACTTGACGGTGCCGTCCACCTCGGTGTAGGTTTCCTCGTAGCACAGGAAGTCGATCATACGGCCCTTGATGTTCAGGCGTGCGATCTTGGAAGCACCGGAAGGCAGAGTAGCGGGATCCACGCCGCCAATCTGATAGTTGCGGTTGTCCAGCAGACGGATAATCCACTCGTTGGCGAGGATCACGTCGGCCACGTCAGGAGCCACCAGCACCTCAGTGGCAGGCAGGCCACGGGATACCAGCATGGAGATCATGGCGGCGATATCGTTGATCATCTGCTTGCCGGAGGCTTCGGTGGTGTCCCAGTTGGCAGCGGGAGTATACATGGCGGGGTTCTGCTCGCCATCGTAGAAACGGACTTCCTTCTCATCGAAGTTGTGCAGGTCGTCCACATACTCCTGCATGATACAGCCGTTGGTAAAAATCACCTCGGCGGCCATAGCCTCCTTGCGGCGCTTGTTCATAGCGCGCATCTCGTCCAGATCGCCCAGCATAATGACGCACTGACGCTGTTCGGGGGTCAGCTGAGAGTACAGGGCCTCACCGAAGCGGCGCTTCTTCAGCTCGTCAATGGTGAGGGGACGCTTGGGTGCGATATAGGAAGGCGTGAAGCTCTTCATGGTGTAGCCGTCGCGCAGGATAGTGATACCACCCACGCGGGGAGCCACGAAGGGGGAAGCCTTCTTGTTGCCCTTCTTGTACTCCACCAGCACGTCGTCGGTGGAGAAGATATCGCTCGCCGGGTTAGTGGGGAAGTACCGATCGAGCAGGAAGGTGTGCAGAGGGGGGAGCTGCTGAACGGAGGCCAGCAGGGTATGGGTGTCGTAAATGTTAAAAGCCATTTTTCTGTTCCTCCTTCTTAGATTTCCACAGCGTCAGAGATCAGGATACCCGCCACGCGGAGGGCTTCCTTGTCGGCTGCGGTGATTTCGTAGTCGTCGGCAACAATCAGACAGTTGCCGTTGAAGTGGCCGGTGCGGTATGCGATACCGAACACGCTGTCGCCGGTGTCCACGGTTTCAGCCAGCACAGCGTTGGCCTTACCGGTAGTAGCGGCGCTGATCTTCACCATGCCACCGTCGGCAACGGCCAGCAGGGTGCCACGTTCCAGCACGCCCTGACCTTCGGCCAGCTGCACGCTGAATACCTCAGCGGGGGGATAGGTGCTGTTGAGCAGGTTGTCGGGGCTCATGGAGCCGATGGTATTGTCGAGTCTGGTAGCCATAGCTTACTTACCTCCATTGGTCTTGGTGTAGGCGTTGACAACGGCCATAATGTCGGCCGCATCCTGTTCCTGCTTGTTGACGGGTGCGCCGCCGTTGGGAGCTGCGCCCACGTTGGCGGTACCGGACGCTGCGCCGTCTTCCTTATAGTTCGCGAGGAACTGCTGGCCGGACGCTGCGCTCTGCTGCATTACGCGGAAGCAGAGCTCCTGAGCGGTGCAGGGCTTTTCGCCGTACTTGGCGTCGTGGACGAGCTGCTGGTCGGGGATGGAAGCGGCGATAGAGTCAATCGCGGCGAGGCGCTGGCGCTCTGCTGCCACAGCTTCGGCGTTGGCCGTAGTCTGGGCGGCGTTCACTGCGTCCCGCTCGATCTGAGCCACTTCCTCCGGGTGAGCTGCTCTCAGCTGTTCGATGGTCATAGGGGTGTTTCCTCCTTCTTTATTGGCCGCTTTTGCGGTCGGTTTATTTACTCCCGGCTTTACAGCAGGGGGAGTAGCGTTGGAATGGGCAGCGATAGGAATCGTGCCCGGTACGTTGTGTAGGCCCTCGATATTGTGGCGCACACCGTTACAGAAAAGAACTTTCTTGTCTGCGCTCATGCTCAGCTTCAGTTCTTCCTCGTCCTCTTTCAGAGCATCGGCGAATCCCTTGTCGATTGCTTCGCGGCCGGTGAGCCATGTCTCTTTGGTCATCATGCTGCGCAGGGTGTCCACGGCGATACCAGTCTTGGCGTTGTAGATTTCCGCCACAGCCCGCTCGCTTGCATCCATGCCCTTCATGAGCTGTTTCATATCCTGAATGTTCAGGTAGTCCCACAGCATGACGCTGACGCCGTGGATCATGACAAGAGAGCCGGGGTACACCGTAACAGTGTCACCGGCGCACATAATCACGCTGGCCGCACTGGCGGCGATTCCTTCCACGACGACGTTCACCTTACCGGGGAGTGCTTTCAGCGCATTGTGGATAGCGATACCGGTGTACAGGTCGCCGCCGCAACTGTTCAGCTTGACGGTGATCTTTCCCTTGTCCTTGACGGCCGCCAAATCCTCCATGAAGCCCTCCGGCGTGATGTAGAGGCCGGGCTCAGGTTCGCCCGTCCACCAGTCCACCGGCTGCTGGCTTAACACGTCACCGTAGAGGGTGATTTCGCCCTCGTCGTCGCTGACGCTTGCCATGTTCCAGAACTTCGGAGCGGCGGCCGCCTGCCGGGCCACTGCGGGAGCGGTGCCCATGCGGAAGCTATGCGTTTTCACTTGCTTGCCCTCCTTTTATGGCTTGCTTGATTTGCTCCGTTATTACGAGGCTACGCATGGCTATTACGCCGCGCCGCCTTGCGTTTTCGGGGTTGTGCGGGTTGTTATCCTCTCCACCTTCGCCTCCCGGTGGCGATTCCTCGCCGCCTTCTCCTTCGGCCTCCGGTGGATCCTGACTGGTGGTTCCGCCAGTCTGGTGAGGATCGGGTGCATTGCCGCCCAGCTTTTCATTCTCACGTTGCAGCTGTTCGACGTTGGCGTCCCACTGGCCGCCGTTGAGCCGGATTGTACTCTGCTCGTGCGTAGAGAATCCCTCGCCACAGGCTAGGATTTCGGCGGTGATTTCCTTCACAGGATCAAGCTGTCCCTGAGAGGGGCCCAGCCACTCGCTGCCGAGGTACGCTTCACGGATTACCGGGTTCGTAAAGAATCCCGGCGCATAGATACGGCCACGGGCCACAGCTTCGCTCATCCACACTGCGTAGATTGGGCGGCAGAACTGGTCGGCCAGCCATTCCCGGCGCATTTTGAACGCTTTCCACGCCTCCAGCAGAGCCGCACGGCTCGCACTGTACGAAGCGTTGAACTGCTTCAGCAGCAGATCCACGGGGATTTCAAGTGCTGCGCCGATTTGGGAGCAGATAGCTTTCACGAAAGCATCGAAGCCTCCGGCGGGTCTGGTCGGGTTGGCGAATGTCACATCCTCGCCCGGTGCCATAACGTTGACTTGTCCGGGGCCCATGTGGTACTCGTTGGGGCCTCTCTGTTCGCCCGGTTCGTACTCCGTCTCGTTGAATGGCATATCATCAGTCTGTGCCTCCGTCTTGATGAAAGCAGTGAAGAAGGACTCCACCACCGCCGCCGTCAGTTCGGACTCCGTGTACCGCCTGATTTGCAACAACGGCTCGATTACCTGCGCCAGATATGTGACGCCACGGTACTGGTCGCACCGCTCGCACTCTACGACGTGCACAACGTTGGGAAGCCCCGTTTTTTCCTGATACGCCAGAACGCGTGCCCACTTGGTCGTTTCTGCCCCCACCTCGAAGGGGTAGGTGTTGCGGATATGGTAGGCCACCACCATGCCGTTTTTGTCTACTTCCACGCCGTCGTATATGGTGTTCCCGTTGTCCGGGTTCTTTCCGGTCGTATAGTTGACATTGGTACCCAGACCGAAGTCATAAGGCGTTGCGATACGGTCGGCCTCGATCAGATGCACCCGCAGAGAATAAGGGAGAAGCTGGGATGTATCGTATTGCTTCAGCACGCCGATACAGTCGCCGGACACAAGCCACGACACAAGGGCGAGCTGCTGTAGGCCGAAGAAGGTATTCATACCGGTAGCGTCGCAGGCTCTTTTGTTCTCTCCCCAGAGGGCGAACTCCCGCTCGGCAATCTTCTGCCATTCCTCGGCTTGCTCCGCTGTGAGGCCCAGCACTTCCCGGTCTATCCGGCTTTTCAGCCGGAGGCCAACTCCTACCACGTTCGTGCGGTTGGTCTTGATTGCCGAGGTGGCGATTGGTGCCGCCATGTATAACATGCGGGCACGCTGCCGCAACGTGTAGTTGTTGAAGTCTATATCCTCATGCGGAGAGCCGCTGGCTGCGTTGAAGCCTTTCAGAGAGTTCTTTTTCCAGCTGGCTCCTGCGTCGCTGTATCCCTTGTTCTGCGGCCTCGGACGGCTGACTTGCTTTGGTGTCACCCGGACAGCTTGCCGCGTTTCTGTTTCCTTGATGTTCCCGATTTTTCTCACCTCCTTGTATGGAATAAAAAAACGGCAGGCCGGTGAGGGAAGGAGCACACCCCCGCCGGTGCTGCCGTAGTAAAGCCGGTCACCCGACGTTTACCCGTTGTATATCATTTTCGTGGAATCACGAAAATGGTCTACCATTTTGCCAACGTCGGCAAAATGATACCAATCGCGAGACTTTTCTCGCTTGCTTAGATCCCTTTCTTCGCTTTCACAAATGCCTTGCACTGCTCGCAGTATTCGTAGTAGGCGGCGTATTCCTCGGGCTTTTCATCCCTCTGGCGCAGGATGGCAAATTCCTGACTGATGGTGTAGCGCTCTCGAATCTTTCCGTTCACAGCTTCGTCGTACGGGATGGACTGCCAGCGCCTACGCTCTTCCTCCGCATCCGCCGCAGCTCTGTCGGCGATTTCTTCCGGAGTCATATCCCGATACTGCTTGCCGTCGAAAATTCTCAT